CTGATATAACTTGATACTTTTCACCATTAGGAGCAATAATTACATCTCCTGGGAAGTAAGTTGACTCAGCATTCCAAGTACCTTTTAGTGCTTCTTGGTCTGCTATACCATCTAAAATTTGTTTGAATTCTTGTGAATCTACTAATGGTTTACACTTTGCTCTGTACAAGTGTGGATACCATGTATTTGAAAATCCTTCTGCTGCACGATTAACATCTTCAATTACATAAAAACGTTTTAGTGCATAATTTAAATCATTAAGAGCATGTTCGTCATCTAAGTGAGGCAATTCAATAACATCGCCTGACATAATTTTTCTACCTAGTTTTTCGACAGTATCATTAATATGAAATGTAATAAACACTGTATCATTTTGTAGAAATAAGCCAAACTGACTTAGATTAAAATCAATGTCTTGTACATTATATACACCACGTAATCTGTAAACATCTGGATCATACTTGCGATCTCTATTTTCTAAGAACAGCATATCCTGAATATTTGTAGGATCATCTGTACTATATGTTGGTGTTGATGGTGTGTTTTCCTGTGAATTTCCTGGGCCTATGTACTTGTGTACTAATACATCGGTACCGCCCACTTGGAACATTTCCCAAACGGTTTTATCTTGAAATTTGTAATCGTTCCCTTTTTCGGGTCTATATAAACTGAGTCTTGGCATCGTATAACTATTTACCTAAAGTTGCGAAAGGCATAAATACTTATATGAGCCAAATAGAAACAGCAAAACAAGAAGTATTCGACTATTGTAAAGCAATGCTAGGCGATGGAATGATCGATGTCGAGCTAGATCCTATTCACTATGATACAGGACTAAAACGTGCTTTAGGTGTTTTTCGACAGCGAAGCGACAATGCCGTTGAAGAAAGTTACATAACACTTACGCTAGAAAAAGATAAAAACGAATATATTTTGCCACATGAAATACAGCAAGTAAGGCAGATATATAGAAGAAGTGTTGGTAGTAGAACAGGTAACGGTACAGGCGGTACAGTGTTTGAACCTTTCAACTTAGCATACACTAATACATATTTGTTAAGCTCAACTAACATGGGCGGACTTGCAACTTATGAATTATTTGCACAGTATCAAGAACTTGTTGGAAAGATGTTTGGATCGTTTATCAATTTTACTTGGAATCCTCAAAGTAAAAAGTTAATTATTATGCAGCGTCCAAGAGGAGAAGAACAAGTACTTCTTTGGGCATATAATGAAAAGCCTGACTATACAATTTTACAAGATGTATATGCAGGGCAATGGATTAAAGATTATACACTAGCAAACTGTAAAGTAATGTTAGGACAAGCAAGAGAGAAATTTGCAAGTATTGCAGGTCCACAGGGCGGTACAGCTCTAAACGGACCATCGTTAAAAGCAGAAGGTACAGCAGATTTAGAAAGACTAACAATGGAACTTACAACTCAAGTTCCGGGTGGTCACGGTTATAGTTGGGTTATAGGATAATGAAAGCAGAAGAATTTATGTGGGAAGGCGAAGAACTATACGACGGTATGGTTTGGGGCAGAGGTAAGTCTACTGCAAGAGGCGGAACAGTTAAAATGAAGTTCCGTTGTCCATCAGGCCCACGCAAAAGCAGACAGGTATCACACCCGTCCAAATGTTGGGATCATCCTAACATTGCACAAGCACAACGTATGAAAACTACTCGTGCTAGAACTGGCCCTCAACAGGCTAGACGTCAGTCACGTACCAAAAATATCAATACAGCAACTCGTTTGGTAAGAAGACTTAATAAATTCAAATAAAATACTTGACATTCACTGTCTATCCTAGTATACTGTAAAGTATATTAACTAGGAGAGTATATTTGTGATTATTGGTGTATGTGGTTTTATCGGTAGCGGCAAAGACACTGTCGCTGATTATCTAGTAAACTTTCACGAATTTAGAAGAGAAAGTTTTGCTGATACATTAAAAGATGCAGTTGCAGCAGTGTTTGGATGGGACCGAACTTTACTTGAAGGAAGAACAAAAGAAGCACGTGAATGGCGTGAAGAAGTAGATCCTTGGTGGGCAGAAAGACTTGGAATGCCAACATTAACACCAAGGTGGGTATTGCAATATTGGGGTACTGAAGTGTGCCGTAAGAGCTTTCATGATGATATTTGGATTGCTAGTTTAGAGAACAAAATACGTAATTCTAAAGATGATATTATTGTAAGTGATGTACGTTTTCCTAATGAAGTAAAAGCAATTAAGAATCAAAATGGTAAGATGATATGGGTACAACGTGGACGTTTGCCTAAATGGTATGACACAGCACTTGAAGCAAATGCAGGTAGTAATATAGCAATTAATGATCTAAAAGTACAGAAAGTACATGCTTCAGAATGGGCTTGGGTAGGTACTAAATTTGACCATACTATTCACAATGATATGAAAATTGACGACTTATATAACGAAGTAAAAGCTCTAGTAGTCAGCAGTTAAGTCGCCCTGTTTCCATTTAATACCTTCTTTAGAAAGCACAGAAATACAGTTAGCACACACTGTCTTTAGATTGCTGTGCCTACAGTTATCTAAGTTTCCATCTAAATGAAGTACTCTAAATACTTCAGGATGTGGTGACTTAAATCCACATTTATCACATGCTGACTTTTGTTTATATCCAGCACGAGCCCATCTAGGTACACCTGTGTATTGTCCGTGATTATTACAAACTTCACACAGACTCCTATAGTAGGTACGCTTACCTTTCTTATAGTTAACAGCACGTGGCCGTAATCCGCACTTACAAAGAGGTCTCATGCTAGTATTTACACCTTTTCAACCCCTTTTTCTAATGGTTAAACCGGGTAAATTTTATAAGATGTGCTAAATACAATTGCAACAAGTTTACGTAATAGACTGATACGAAAATATTACCAGGAGATAAAAAGATGGCATTAACATCACCAGGCGTAGAAGTAACAGTAATAGACGAGTCGTTTTATACCCCAGCAGAGCCTGGTACAACTCCTCTAATTGTTATTGCTTCATCGCAAGATAAATTAAACGCAGCGGGAACGGCTACAGCAGCTGGAACGCTAAAAGCTAACGCAGGTAAAGCGTACAAAGTTACCTCACAGAAAGAATTAGTAGATCTTTTTGGTGTACCAACATTCAAAAAGACAGCGAGCAACACTCCGATACACGGAAGCGAATTAAACGAATATGGATTGCTTTCAGCATATTCATTATTAGGCGTTTCAAATTCAGCTTTTGTTGTACGTGCAGATGTTGACTTAGACGAATTAGAAGGTTCTACAACTGCTCCGGGAGCGAATCCAGCAGACGGAAAGTGGTGGATCAACAGCGGTTCAAGTGCTTTTGGAATTCAAGAGTGGAACGGAGCAGCAGTTACCACAACAGGTGGTCAGAAGTTTGCTTCTAAAACACCTATCGTTTTAACAGACGATGATGCATCAAAAATTGATAATGGTGCACCTAAAACATCCGTTGGTGCTATTGGCGACTACGCAGTAGTATTTGAAACAGTTGACGGAAGCGGTTCATTTAGTGCAAGTAAAGAAAATGCAACTATGTGGTATAAATCCGCAGGTAACGGTTCAACTGTAACACAAGGTTCTTGGGTTAAAGTAGGTAGCAATGATTGGACAGCTAGCCATCCAACAATTATTGGTACTGCAATGACAGCAAGTTCAGGAAACTTTACTATTAACGGAACAAATTTCCAAATAACTGGCACATTAGATGACTTGGTAACAGCTATTAACGGTGCTATTACAGAAACACAAGGAATTGTTGCAAGAAATGTAAGCGGTAGACTTTATCTTTATTCAGATGGTAGTTTAGATGACGGTGTAGGTGATTCATCCAAGTCAAATGCTATTATTATTGATGACGGTTTAAGTAGCCCACAAGTTACTTTTGCAGACTTAGGTGTTGCAAAAGGAACATACTACGGACCAGAACTACACATTGCACCACATACAAGTGTTCCAGAATTTAAAACTGGTGACTCAACACCACGTCCAACAGGAAGTGTATGGGTTAAAACAACTGAGCCAAACAACGGCGCACGTTGGAGAGCAAGTAAGTGGTCAGCAGCTACTCTTTCATGGGTATCATATACTGCACCATTATATGCTAACAACTCATCTGCACTTTATACATTAGATAGAGCAGGCGGTGGTGTTAACATTCCAACAGATAGTTTATATGTACAAACTAACGCAGAAGAAAATAGCGGATATGACGAAAGTCCAATGACTGCTTCTTTCAGAGTGTTTAGAAGAGCTGCAACTGGAGTAACAAAAATTACTTCAGCAGTAGTAGACGCAAGTACATTTACTGTAGGTGGAAACACATTTACAATTGCAGAAAGTGTTAAAACTTCTGGAGCATTAGCAGCTGGTATAGCAGTGAACTTTACAGCAGCAGGTAATGCAGCAGATGCAGAATTAATGGCAGGTGCTATTAACAGCGCAGGCTTTACTAACATTGAAGCAGCAGTAACAAGTTCAAACACAGTAGAAATTATGCACAAATTAGGCGGTGATTTTAGAATTACTGACGGAACTAATACTCCAGTAGGTGCTGCATTTACTGTATTCAATATTAACACAGGTTTAGGAACAGCAAACTTTTACACTGCACCAGCAGGCGCAAGTGAAAACTATGTTGCTTCTAACTGGAAGCCTTTAGCAGCAGATGATTTTGCAGCATCAAGTAACGCTCCATTAGCTGAACCAGCAGATGGACAACTTTGGTACAATCCAGAGTTTAGTGATGTTGACATGATGATCCACAATGGTACTACTTGGGTAGGTTACCATAACTTTAGTTCAGGATACGCTAACTGTTCACCAGATGGACCAATTGTTTCAGCAACTGAGCCAAAAGCATCATCAGGTCAAAGCGATGGTACTGCACTAGTAGATGGAGACCTTTGGATTTCAACTGCAAGTTTAGAAGACTTTCCA